GGTGACTGCCTGACCTGCATTGTGACCCACGGCTACATTGTAAACATCTGTGCCTGTCGTTTGGTTTTGAGTCTGTAAAGCACCATAGCCTACAGCAACGCTTAACCTTCCCAACGTGTCTGTACTCAAAGCACCATAGCCAACCGCTGTATTGAAATATCCAGTTGTCAGCGCGTCTCCTGCAAGACCACCTATGATGGTGTTACGGATCCCCGTGGTGATGTCGTTACCGGCATCTCTGCCCACTGCCACGTTGTAGGTGTTGGTCGCCGTCGTAAAGTTTTGATTTTGTAACGCACCATGGCCTACCGCAACGCTTTGACTCCCTAGAGTGTCAGCGCCTAGTGCGGCTACGCCAACTGCCACATTACTGTCAGCATCCGTTAAATTGTCACCGGAGAATGCTCCGAGAAAAGTATTACTGATTCCAGTAGTGACAGAATCTCCTGCGTTATATCCAACGGCAGTATTGTTGCTATTTGTAGCTGTTGTAAAGTTTTGTGCGTTGAGAGCGTTATATCCAATAGCAGTAGAACGGCTACCTGCAACGTCTGCGGTTAAAGATGCTTTGCCAACTGCCACATTAAAATCAGCATCCGTAAGAGCATCACCAGCAAGAGCACCGATGAGGGTGTTCTCAACTCCCGTGGTGATTGCCCCACCTGCCTCATAACCTATGCCTATATTGTAAGCGTTGGTATCCGTCGTATAGTCTTGAGCATCTAAAGCGGCGTATCCGATAGCCACACTTCGAGCGCCTTGAGTATTCGTCAACAACGCATCCACGCCGATGGCTACGTTGCGATCCCCAGAAGTCGTGGCCTCTAGTGCATTGAGTCCTATGCCAATGTTGTTTGAGGAGGTCGTAGCTGTTTTGAGGCTGTCCTCACCGATAGCAATATTGTTGTCGCCAGTCGTAACTGCGCCACCCGCGTCTCGGCCGATGAACACGTTGTTGTTGCCACCGCTTTGAAGGGCATCTCCCGCACTCAAGCCTATGCGAATGTTGTCGCTACCTGCCGATGCCGTGAGAAGGTCTGCGCCAGTCTCAATGGTGACATTTCCTGCAAAACTTGATGCGCCATCAACGTCAACAACATCAAGATTAGCGGTGCCATCTACATCCAAGTCGCCTGATACAAAGAACGACGGGACAGACAGATCAGTAAACGCATCTACCATCGCGCCACCAGAGCCTGCACCATCTGAATAAATAGCTTTAGTCTGACCATTAAGTATGGTGATTGTGGCACCAGAGCCTTGCTTGATGATGATGCTCTGCGATCCGCTGGTTGCGTTCTCTATAAACCACAGCTTGCTAATCGTGTTTGGCCCTATAGTGATGGTGCAAGTGCTATCAAGAGTGCCAGTATATTTAAGAAACATGCTACGACCAGCGTCAGTGCTGCCATCGGCAAGAGTCGTCGTATGAGTATCTGCATTTGTGGTAATCGCCTCAGTGCCAAATGAAAACGCTTCAGCTATCAGCTCAAGGTTGGTGTTTGTGGTTGTGCCCCAAGTTCCGCTTCCCTCCCCAGTGGCCAACTCGGTCAAGCGGAGGTCGTTAGTGTAGACTGCCATCGTTTATCCTCGCGTTATGCTGCTGAGCGCCCTGCATCAAGTTCTGTGTAATTGGGCGTCTGACTTGTACTGACTGCGGAATAACTCGCAGTCTGACTATCATCGATTTGATTGTAGTTAGGCGTTTGCGAGGTGTCTATCTCGCCGTAAACATTGGTTGACCCGACTGAGGCAGTCATGCTAACGCCCGTGAGCTGCACAATCGCTGCTGCGACCGGCTGAATATCGCCGACACTCGCGGTCGCTTGCTGACCATCCGCGACGATATTGTTGTTGCCGATGGTGGTAACGGAACCGATACCTGCTGTCGCAGCAACACCTGCCGGAGAGGCTGTGGCTTTTGCAACGGTGGTGACAGACCCCACTGCTGCGGTCGCGCTGACACCCTGACTGATTTGTGTGATCGCTTTTGCGACGATCTGTATTGAGCCGGTGGAGGCAGTGGCGGCTTGCCCAGTGGGCACGACGTTGGCTTTCGCGACAACAGTAACCGAGCCGACAGAGAGTGTGGCACCCAGACCCGTTGGCTCAACCGGCAGGGATGTGCCCCAGCCTGCTTCACCCCATGTCCCGCGTCCCCAGCCTGTCAGTGTCTGGTCTGACATCTAGCCGCTCTGAGCGTTTTTCAAGTTCTCAACCGCACGGGTCATGATGTCTCTGACAGAGTCGGTCATGAAATCCGTTGCGAGCGAATCCTCGAGGATGCGAATAGCTTCAGCGATTTGTTCTTCAGCCGTCATCGTTGGCTCCTGTTGAAGCCACCATCATAGTGCCTATGCTGCATTGGGCAAACCCTGAAATTTTCGCTTCAAGATTCGCTGCACCTTGGAGTGCGTTATTGGAGGTATGTCATGCAAGCTGTTGACCTGCTTGGCAATCTTGCGAGGGCCAAGGCCGCGCTTGTTGAGACGACGAATGGTTCTCAGCACTGCCTGCTCTTCGGGCACCTCTTCGAGATACTGTCGGGTCTTGTTACCAGTTTTCACCTCTTTATGGCGATAGCCATAGGGTGCTGAACCGCCGATGGCGTAGCCGCGGGATGCCCAGTCAAGTTTGCCGACCGCGAAGCGCTCTTTTATGGTCGCGTGTTCTATCTCGGCGACTGCTGACAAGACCATCAACATGATCTGGTTCGCCATGTGATTCATATCGAACTTCGCGTCCAACCCCTTGGTCTTGGCAACGTCAGGATAGACAATCGGCATCTCACCAAACTGCTCGCAAAAGAAAAGCGTGATGCCTATCTCTTGCAGCTTGGGGATCAAGGCAAGGAGGTCAGAGCTAGAGCGTGAGAGCCGGTCGAGTCGAGTACAGACGACCACGTCGTGCTCATCAATCACGTCCGTCATCTCACGACTGGCAGGACGATCCAAGACCGCGTGTGTCCCCGAGATACCTTCGTCGCTGAAGAACTGCGTGACTTCACGGTTGTATTTGTCGCGCACGAACTCGCTGATTTGTTGCATCTGAGTTTCGAGCGATATACCCGACTTAACCTGTTCGTCAGTCGATACGCGCACATAACCGTAGATATTGTTGATTTGCTTTAGCGGTCGTCCACTCATTTCACACCACCCTTATACCCGTAGTCGTTCATCTCGTTGTGTAGCCGCTGCCAATTGATGTCGAGCGGCATGTTGTCGTCGGTGCGGTCAGCGAACATGACCACACCATCCTTGACCAGCTCCACGCCGTAGACTGCCTTTGGCACACCGTCGTAAACGATATCGATGTTGTGCTTCAGGCAGGTACGGCGCACTCGGTTGTAGTAACGCTTTTTGTCTTGGGCGCTCATGATCGATCCTCGAAAAAATTTTCGGCAAACGCTTTTGCTACTTGGAGGTTGGGGAAAACCTTGATGTTGGTTTTCATGCCGCGTAGCTGTGGGTTGTCGCTGGGCCATTGGTCTTCGTAACGGATGTTCTTGATGCAAACCATAAAGACTTTGCTGCGAGGCTTTGCACCCTTTTTGACTTTGATCCAGCCCAAGTTCTTACCGCTCTTGCTGTCGGCGTTCTGGATTCCCCAGAAACGCCCCTGCTTCTCGAAGTATCGAACTTTCACGCTGCGCCCTCCTGCAAGTGTTCTTCCCAAAGCTCTTTGGCCTTGTCAGTCTCGGCCAAGACGCGAGCGCGTCCAGCCAGATAGTCGCCAAGCTCAGCAATCTTCAAAGACCGTCTCGTAAGCTCAAGAAGCTCGATGTCGGTTTCGGCAGAAGCCTTGCGGAACAGGCCGGGCAATAACATAGAGGCAATCGGCCCTAAGTCGTGCTTGCGAGAGAAGCTTGTTAGAAGCTTTACGAACATTTGATTTTCAGGGGTCATTTCCATTTTCACGTTTCTCCGTTAAGTGAGATTGCATAATACGGGTATGCGTGTCGATGTGCAAGCGTTTATTTGTTTGTATAAGGTGTTGCACATAAGCACGGTATCTGTACAATACAGGGTGTCAGAAAAAAACATTGGAAATGTGATTATGCAATCAGCAGCAAATGGCAGATCGGTATCCCACTACTTGCAGGCCGTATCACCACACGACGTGCTAACCAACAAGCGTTACAAGGTGCTAGGCACCCCGCTCAAAGATTGGCTTGTATGCAGCAAGTGCAATTCTCAACAAGTACACCACTCGCAGAGCGGCGGCGACTTCGACAAAAAGTGCTGGCGCTGCGATGCCGACCACACCCATTTTATGTACATGGACGAGCTGGCGCGGGAGCTGTCAGCCGACGAGAAACTGTACCGATTCAAGCGGTAGGGAGGGTAGGATCAATGGGATCTAAGAAAAAAGGAAATGGTCGCAAGCGCCAACGCACCGAATGGCTAGAGGTTGGAGAGCTGTGGGCTGAGCTGCAACACAACCTAGAGCGGCCCAACTGGAGAATGCCTAATTTCGCTAAGTTTGAAGAAACTAAAGAAAGAAAAAAAGAGGCTAGAAAGTTAGCTCATGAAGAGCAAAAAGCCATGTACATGGCTAGACGCTTTGACGTAGATCAAGAGTGTGCCGACATGATTTACAACTGGAATGAGATGAATCTTGATGGCAACTGGATGGAGCAGGTTTCGGGTTTCTACAATGTCGTTCTTGAGTTGCAGATGCCGTTTGAGTCGATGTGGATTGAGTTCCCTGACAAAGAGGGCCACGTTATTGGCTGTCTGGCAAAGGATCGCGGCGATAAATTTACGTTTCAACTGTTCAAAGACACTCAAAGTGATGTTTTGGCGCACGACTATTTGCTCGAAATAGCAAAAGATCAATACGCCGATTGGATTGATCAAGACGATCTTGAATCGTCTTTTAACACTAATACCGGCAAAATTTTCAACGAAACTTGCTGGGGTTACGACCAAGACAGTCTAATTTGGGACAAGCCTGATATTGGCCCTTTAACCAAAGAAGCTAACGGGAAAATGTGGGACTACCTTGGGCTTTGTTATAAATGCACAACAATAAATCTCTGGCACTGGAAACAGAAGTCTCAGACTCCGCTTTTCAAAAAAACCGATGACCCGAATATGCTTGAGCCGATAGAGGGTGCAAGACTCACCGATGATCACAGGCTTTCTTTACGGTTTGTGGTGCTGCTTATTTTTTCTCTGAACTACCCTTGGGTGCAGAAAGAAGAGCCTAGTCTTAACCAGAATCAAGGCAAGAAAAGCCGTCGCCCAAACATGAAGCCTCACGATTCTTACTATCGGTGCAAGATCACTCTGCCTAAGCCGCACGGCATCGAAACGCGCAGCTCTGAGCCAAGAGAAGACGCCTATGGCAAACGTCAGCATCAGGTTCGTGGTCACTATCGAATTTACCGTGATGAAAACGGCGATGTTAAACGACGCACTTGGATACGCGAGCACAGGCGTGGTGACCCCAAGTTGGGCGTCGTTCTAAAAGACTATGTTTTGACGGGCGATAAAGATAAAAAGGACGATTTG